GGGGATTGCTTTGTCAGCCTTTTCTGCGGCAGTTGCGCCGTTGAAAGCAAAGTGCAGGGCTTTTCCCGCAAGATCCTCAATGACCGCCACCAATACCTCATTGCATTGCTTCAAGGTGTGCAGCGCGGCTATGAGCTGCCAGAATCCATCACGCCTGAACAATACCGACATATCAGAGAACACAAAGACGATGATCCTACACTGGCAGGCTTTGTGGGCTTCGGGTGCAGCTTCGGCGGCAAATGGTTTGGCGGCTATGCACGAAACGCCACCGGCACCAACTATGCCGCGCAAAGCAAGCGTTCCCTGCTGAAAGATATGGCAACCCTGCAAGATGCCACATTCGTGTGCGCTGACTATCGCAGAGTGTGCATCCCGCCGCGCGCTGTCATCTACGCAGATCCACCGTACAACAACACCACCGGCTATCACGGTGACCGCTTCGACAGCGCTGAATTTTGGATTGCCATGCGCCTGCTTGCTGATACCGGCCACACCGTTTTTGTAAGTGAACAGGAGGCCCCTCCAGATATTCAGTGCGTGTGGGAACGCAAGTTTACCCGCACGCTTGACCGAAACAAAAGCAACCAATTTTCTGTAACAGAAAAACTGTTTTTCTTACCTGCAAAGGAGGTTTGACCCGTGAACACGAAAGAAAAGACCCTTGAGGATGTAAGCCCTGAGGCGTTCGGCCTGATTATGGCCCTCAATGAAAAAGCCTATGCAAAGCTGGCTGAGCCTGATTTTGTCCGAGTTCTCCCCCCCCAGAAGATCATGCGCCCGGCGCTCTGATCTATTCGTGGGGCGTTGAAATGCTGCGGCTTGGCTTTGAGCTTGCAGCAGAGATTTTTCTATCAGATGAACTGGCAAAGGAGGCCGACAATGACGGAACGACGATTGCCGCGATGACATCAACCGGCAAGGATGACTGGGAAACCCCGCACTGGCTTTTTGACAAGCTCAACGCGGAATTTCATTTTACGCTTGACCCCTGCTGCACGCACCAAACGGCAAAGTGCCGCAAGCACTACACACCCGCCGAGAATGGCTTGATTCAGGACTGGGGGGGGAGATCGTGTTTTGCAATCCTCCCTACTCCCGCAAGACCAACACAAACCCCGGCCAAATCGCATGGGTGCAGAAATGCGCAGCAGAGGCACAAAAGCCCAACACAACTGTTGTGGCGCTGCTACCCGCGCGAACAGACACGGAGCTTTTTCATTCCTACATCTATGGCAAAGCAGAGATCCGTTTTCTCAAGGGCCGCGTGTCATTTCTTGACAACGGCAAAGAAACCGGCAAGCCCCTGTTTGGCTCAATGATCTGCATTTGGAGGCACGGCAATGACCCCTCTCAACACAATCTATAACGTTGACTGCCTTGAGGGTATGAAAGCGCTGCCCGATGGCTGCATTGACATGGTGCTTTGTGATCTGCCGTATGGCACGACGGCCTGCAAGTGGGATACAGTCATCCCATTTGAGCCGTTATGGGCGCAGTATCACCGACTTGTAAAGCCCGATGGCGCCATCGTCCTGTTTGGCTCAGAGCCGTTTTCTACTGCGCTGCGACACAGCAATCTCAAAGAGTTCCGTTATGACTGGATCTGGGAAAAAGAACAAGGTGCCAACTTCATGCTGTGTAAGTATCAGCCGTATAAGGTGCACGAAATCATTTCTGTTTTCAGCAAAGGCAAGCACCTGTACCAGCCGCAGATGACTGAGGGCCAGCCCTATGTCAGCGGTAAGGGCACCAGCGGCGATATTACCAACAATGTGAAGAAAACCCAGACCGTGAACACCGGCACGCGCTACCCGCGCAGCATTCTGCGGTACAACACCGATAAGGCGCGGGGGGGGGCTTCACCCAACGCAAAAACCTGTTGCGCTGCTTGAATACCTCATCAAGACCTACACCAAAGCAGGTGACACTGTGCTTGACAACTGCATGGGATCAGGCTCTACGGCTGTGGCCGCGATCAATACAGGCCGCAATTACATAGGTTTTGAAACCAACCCGCAGTATTACGAAATCGCCATGAAACGCGCCTGTCTTACAGCGTTCGGTGTGCCTGCAAACTTGATAAAGGAGGCAATCAAAAATGAAAATCATTGACCCCTCTGCAACAATCGTGCTGCCAATGAGCGGCGCTGACATACTGCGGCACATTGAACGGTGCGGGCGCATCTGCTACAAATCCGAGGGCAGAATCACCGAGAACAGCGCTGATGACTTTGTGCGCGGCATCATCAAGCGCGGCCATGAGGCCGTTCTGGAGCACGCTTCTTTTTCCGTGAAGTTTGTGTGTGACCGTGGTGTGTCGCATGAGCTTGTGCGGCATCGCTTGGCATCCTACTGCCAAGAAAGCACACGCTACTGCAATTACAGCAAAGATGGCTTTGGCAACGAGATCACCATCATCAAGCCCCTCTATCTGGACGCACACTCGCACGGCTATGCCATCTGGCGGCGTTCCTGCGCGACGGCTGAAACCGCCTATTTTGATCTGCTTGATTATGGATGCTCCCCGCAGGAGGCACGGGCGGTGCTGCCCAACAGCCTCAAAACGGAGGTTTACATGACCGCAGATCTGCGCGAATGGCGGCACTTTTTTAAGCTGCGCACAGGCCCTGCGGCCCATCCGCAAATGCGCGAGGTTGCGCTGCTGGCGCTCCAGCAGGCAAAAGCGGCGGTGCCCGTCATATTCGATGACATCAAGGAGGCTTGACCATGAAACGATCCGAAATTTTAGAGGCCGCGCGCCGCTGCGTTTGTGGTGAGCGTGAGCAGGACTACGGCACACCTGAAAACAACTTTGAAACCATCGGACTGCTCTGGGGTGTTTACCTCAGAGCGGCCCACCCTGAAATCAGACTGCCCATCAACGGCATTACGGCCAAAGACGCTGGCGCGATGATGGCCCTGCTCAAAGTGGCCCGCATCGCCACCGGCTCCAGCCCTGACAGCTTTGTTGATCTGGCCGGTTACGCTGCCTGCGCCGGTGAGATTGCCACGGAAAGGCCCGTCGAATGAACAGGCGTGAGCGGCGAAATCTGCAGAGGCAGGGCGTGCAGGTGCCCAAAGATCCTACCCTCAGCATTAAGCTGTCGGCACTGGGTAAGGCCGTGATGACCCCTGAAATGGAAACCGCCATGCTGCATGAGATCAACCAACAGTGCCTTGAGGCCGATGACCGGCTATCACTTGACGTTGATGCCGTCGTGCTATGGACGCTGCACCAGCATCTGGGCTTCGGTGTGAAGCGGCTGCACAGGTTTTATCTTGCGATGGCCGCAGAGCACCGCCGTATGCGCGACTACTACCAAATGGATGACACTTACCCTGAGCGCTATAAGCTCAAAGAGCTGGGCGCTGATCTTGAAGAATGGCAAAAGGAGGTGCTGGCTGATGACCCCGAAACCGTGGGAAAACGCTGAGGGTTACACAGATCCAACGGCGTACACCGCTCTCAGGCATATCCAGCAGGAAGAAAACGCAGAGCTGGATGCCAAAGTGAATACCCTCATCAAAGTGCTCAAGTACATCGTTTCCCTCAGCGGTTTTGAGCTTATCAACCGCATTGAGCTGCGTGACAAAAAGAGTGGGAGGTGTTTTCGATGAAAAAAGCGATTGCCATTGACTTTGACGGCTGCTTGTGCCAGAACGCATACCCCGGCATAGGCTCCCCCAACTGGCCTGTCATCAATAAGGCGCTGGCCGAGCAGGATGACGGCGCTGGCCTGATCCTGTGGACGTGCCGCGAGGGTAAGCTGCTGCAGGATGCTGTCATGGCCTGCTGGAGCTGGGGCCTGCACTTCGATGCGATCAATGAAAGCCTCCCCGAATGGATTGAGGCATTTGGCACCTGCCCGCGCAAGGTGGGTGCTACGGAATACTGGGATGACCGCGCTGTGCGGATGCCCGTGCAGGAGGTGTGACTATGAAAACAAAAGATGTTTATTCTGCCGCTATCAAGAAATACGGCAAGATCTCCCAGCTCATTATGTGCATGGAGGAAATGTCGGAGCTTATCAAAGAGCTTTCCAAAAGTATCAGGGGCGCGGACAATTCCAGCGCGATCTCTGAGGAAATGGCCGACGTTGAGATCATGCTGGAGCAGTTGCGCATCATCTACCACAACCGCTCTGAGGTGGACACCATCAAGGCCGACAAGCTGCGCCGCCTTGAGCAGCGGCTGGAGGGGGTGCCTGAAAAGTGAAGCAAGCAAAAGCTCTTTGGAGAGTTGTACGGGCACACGCGCTGTTTTTCTGGCGCGTCAGGCTCACCCGTAGATGCTGCATGACCTGCGCGAATGTGCAGCGCCGTCTTTTCACAGAAAGGCCCCGTTACACTATCTGCAAGTGCTGCATCACCCATTGCTGGAAACCCGCACATAATCTCTGCAAGCAGTTCAAACGTGAGGTGCCGCCATGCAACACGACAGAAAAATAACAATTTCAGCCGGTAACAACCGGCGCGCCATGAGCTGGCAACCGCTCACGATGATGCTTTCTGAATTGTGGGCACGGCTGCAGACACCCGCGAGAGGTACAGAAACGCTGGCCGAATATCTGAACATGAAAAAGGCCCAGCAGGATGACCTCAAGGACGTGGGCGGCTTCATGGCAGGCACCCTCAACGGGCCGCGCCGCAAGGCCAACAATGTCACAGGCCGTGATCTCATCACACTTGACCTTGACAACATTCCTGCAGGCGGCACAGAGAGCGTGCTGCGCCGTGTAGAGGGCTTGGGGTGCGGGTACTGCGTGTACTCTACCCGCAAGCACAGCCCCGCAGGGCCGCGCCTGCGCATCCTGCTGCCCCTTGACCGCACGGCCTCCGCTGATGAATATGAGCCGCTGGCACGCAAGATGGCTGAATACATCGGCATTGATCTGTGTGACCCGACAACGTTTGAAGTGTCGCGCCTGATGTACTGGCCCTCCTGCTGTTCAGATAGTCAGTACATCTACGTGTGGAAAGACAAGCCGCTGCTGTCTGCCAACGGCCTGCTGGCGCAGTACGCAGACTGGCGTGACTGCACGGAATGGCCGCAGGTGCCCGGCGCGCAAAATCTTCCGACAAAGCTGGCTGTCAAGCAGGGCGATCCTGAGGCCAAGGCTGGTGTTGTCGGTGCGTTCTGTCGTACATACGACATCTACCGCGCAATGGAGGAACTGATCCCCGGCATCTATGAGCCGGTTGACACCATGCCCGGAC